GTAATAAACAGGCTTTTAGTTGAAAAAAACTGTTAAATGTGCTAGTGTAGAAACATTAGTAACTTCTACCTATGAGAATAATAATCGACCTAGATGAAGGAAGCGCGACAATGGAATGCGATACCGATATGACGGTTGAAGACGCACTCGACGCTAAATACCTCCTAAATGAATTCTTATTAGCAGTATCTAGAAGTAAACAAGAGGATAAAGCGATACACTCTATCATTTACGAAGCTACTAACAAAATACCTAACAACAAATAGCATGAAAAAGAAATCAAAAGACTGGATGCAGAAAGTAACGAAGGATATTGAAGCCCGAGGAACAAAAGGTGTCTGTACAGGTGACAAATACGGAGGACCAACATGTAAACCAGGTTCAAAAAGGTATAACCTAGCAACTACATTCAGAGGAATGGCTAAAAAGAGAAAATCAAAGGCTCCAAAGAAAGTATAACAACAAAAACATGGCCGACTTCAAGATCACTAAAGGTACAGCAAAGGATAAAACATGGAAAGCTGTTGGTAAAAACCCCAAGACTGGTAGACAAATGACTATACAGGGAGGACAGAAAGGCGCAAAGGTTATGCCAGGCACTACAAAGGCTAAATCATTCCTGGCTAGACATGGTAAACCAAAAACACCAAAGCAACTAGTTAATGATCGTATTTGGAAAGGAAAAGCTAAAATAGGAAGTACTGTACGAATACCACATGAATTGTTTTAACTAGAACACATTCTTAAAAGAACTTCAAGTACGTAACTAACCAAAAGGTTTGTAGCAAATAATATTGTGCAAACCTAATTTAATGTTTAACAGAAGGGGAAAGAAGAAGTCAGTTAAGAAAAGCGCCGAATCCCTAAAGGCTACTTGTTGGTACAAGACTAATAGCTAATACCTAACAGATTAAAAAAACGCCGATACTCTAAAGGCCACTCGTCTGTCCTAGTAACCCAGTAGCTTCTACCTTTCAAGGCCCTTTCTAATTGTTTCCTTTCTTTTAGAAATCAATTCCTTTCTTTCCTTTTTAAACAAAAACAAAGTCGAACTTGGACTGGAAAACCAAAACCGACGTAACGTAAACTGCGGCTAGTTTAAGCCATTAATATGGCAGGGTCAAACTAAAACCTAGCTTAAGTTCTAGGAGCAGAAGGGGTGTACCCCCCGGGAAAAGCGGCCCCACATATATATAAAGGTAAAGTAGGGTGATACGTACTCTCTCACAAATATGTGAGTATTGAGAAAGGGCTGGGGTAAGGCAATAACTAATACCGTATGACAATAACGTTTGACATTATAAAAACGTATGACATATAATGAAGACATGAAAAGAGTAACAACAAGAGAGTTTGTCCGCAATTTTGGCTCGCTTAAGGGAGAAACGTTCATAGTGATGGACAGAACGAAACCAATTGGTACATACACTCCGTATGACAAAAAAGCTGAATGTATGACAAAACCTGAGGAGCGTATGACAAAGCGTATGACAAACGTGACTACGCCTGTACAGACGGAGGATAAACCAGTGGTTAAGAATAGTGTGATTGATCAGTTGAGGGCGCAGGTTACGCGGATCGAGAATAGAGGAAAGACTCAGCAGGTTGATTCACCGCCACCGATACCAGAGATATGGCATAGGGAGGAGTTGGAAGAGGAGGAAGAGAAGTTTGTTAGATGTGAGGTGTGTAAGGAGGGGAGAGCTGAGAAAACGTTTTACGATCCTGGAGATTTTGGTGAAGTGAATATATGTCGGCAATGTGCGAGGAGTAAGTACGCGGGTAGTATGAGAACGTTCGATGGGTATTGGAAGAAGTTACAAGATATTAACGTATATTAAATATGGCTAAGAAAAGAAACATAAAGATGCAGGAGTTCCCGAAAGTAGAGAAGAGGGGGAGATATGAGATGAGTGTGGGTCAGGGAAGAAATGCAGATACGATAGCAGCTATGATGAAGGAGTATAGGGAGACAGGATCTATTGACGAAAAAAAATGGGCAATAAGATAACCAAAAAGGAGAGAGACAAGGCGGACAGGTTCTTCCGTAGTTTGGAGGTGGGAGATAAGAAAGCTTTAGAGGATTGGAAAATATCGCGAGAGAACAGGGACTTCATACTGGCTTTAGAAGCGCACGACGGAGATCCTTATGCGGCGTTTAAGAGTTTGAATGTGCAGTATCGTAAATGGCCTAAGGAGAAATGTCAGAGTCGCGTAGTGGAGATATTGCGGAGGACGGAGGTGCGTGGTGCGATCGAGGACGCGTTAAGAAGTTATAAGGTTTTTCCTAGTAGGATTATAGGGATGATAGAGCGGATAGCGAGTACAGCTGATCGGGATACGGACAGATTAAAGGCGTTAGAGATGTTAGGTAAATGGTGTAGGATATTTAATGAGGATAGTAAAGTTGTGAACGTACATAATAATTTAAACATATCTGAAGATGCAGCAGTCAGACTCTTGGAACGAAGACACAAGTTCGATATTGGACAAGGAGGAAAGTTCCTCGGAGTTAACGTCGCGGGAGATACAAGCGATGTTGTGGATGGGGAAACGGAACCTAATTGATTATTGTGTTTTAACTCAAAAGAACTATAAAAGTAATTGGCATCACGAACTGATAGCCAGGAAGCTACAGAAGGTTGCTATGGGCAAGTGTAGGCGTTTAATGATCTTCTTACCGCCGAGACATGGGAAAAGCGAGCTAGCTAGTATTAAGTTTCCTGCGTGGTTCTTAGGGAGGTATCCGAATAAAAGCATTATTAGTTGTTCGTATTCAGCTGATTTAGCAGAAGACTTTGGTAGATATACTAGATCACAGGTTGATACGGAAGTGCATAGAAAGATATTCCCTGAATGTCAACTTTTAACTGGAAGTAAATCTGCTACCAGATGGAAGGTTTCTACTAGAGGAGGTTATAGAGGAACTGGTGTAGGTGGTTCGATTACGGGGGCAGGTGCAGATGTTCTGATTATTGATGATCCAATTAAGAATAGAGAAGAAGCAGAGTCAGAAACTATTAGGAGAAAGGTTTGGGATTGGTATACCTCAACAGCTTATACGCGTTTAGAAAAAAACGGATGCGTGATATTGATTATGACCAAGTGGCACGACGATGATCTGGGTGGAAGACTTCTAGAGCTTGAAGGGGAAAAGGGATACCACTTGAATACAAAGGCTAACCGCTGGGAAAAAACAACTACTACTTATCCGTTAGGTTGTAAAGTTGGTAAGTGGGACGTGCTGCGTTTCCCTGCTATCGCAACTGAACCTGAGGAGTTCAGGAAAAAAGGAGAAGCTCTTTGGCCACAAAAGTATTCACTGGCAGAACTACTATCCATAAAGGAATCTATTGGGATACGAGACTGGGGATCGCTCTATCAACAAGATCCAGTTACCGAAGAAGGAAGAGAGTTCAAGGAAGAATGGCTTAGGTACTGGGATACTTTGCCTGACAAACTTACTTATGTAACTACTGTCGATCTGGCTATCTCGAAGAAAGACCATGCCGATGATTCGGTTGTTCTTACTGCAGCTATGGACAAGAACGATAGGATCTATGTGATCGAATATAAAAACTGGAAAGCAGATCCATCAGAAGTTATTGCTGAAATATATAGACAACAAGGACTTTATGATTCTCGTGTAGCAATTGAAGCTGTAGGGTACCAGTCCGCGTTAGCCCACTATTTAAAGATTGAAGGAAAGCGTAGAGGAAAATACCTGCATGTCGCACAAATCCATACTAGATCTAATAAAGAAACAAAGATCCGTGGACTTATTCCTCTATACGCTAATGGACTTATCTTCCATCCACGGAATAGAGCAGAAGTTCTAGAAGACCAACTTAAAAGATTCCCGTCAGGTAAACATGACGATACGATAGACGCACTTGCGATGTCTCTTCCCTACTTGAAACGTCCATTACAGAAATTCCTAGACCCACTTAAGAACTTAAAGATGCGCTATACTAAGGACGGAAGACCTTATTTTAAGAAGTAATTGCGTTTTTGCTAGTTATTTGATATAATAAACAACAGCGATATGAGTATTAAAAAAATCCACGAACGAGCAAATCGTAAAAGAAGGCGCTATGACCATATTGCCTGGGAAGGAATTTGCAAAAAGTGTGGGATTAAAAAATTTATTTTCGGACATGATATCCGCAGAGATTACGGAGACGGATACAAGGACATGAGGGACGAAACAATCGAATGCATAAGCCAGGACTGTGCTGGAAAGATTAAGGTCAAAAACAAACTACCGCCTTTACGGGCACTTCATTTAATCGATATCAGTAAAAGATAACTATGGCAAAAATAAACTCCGAAAAACGTACTAGGGCCTTGGATTGGATGGTTCAGGTTAACATGGATTTTGATAACCTTACCATGAGGCTAAGAAACAAATGGCTTGATTGGTACAGAATGTACCGAGTATTTGAGAACCAGGAAAGATTACCTGGTCAGTCTAACATTTTCATTCCAAAGATTTTTGAAATCATTGAGAAGAAAGTACCACCAGTAATAGCTAAGGATCCTAAGTTTATTGTTACTCCTAGGACTAACGAAGCAACAACATATGTAGGGGCTATTCGTGACGCTTTAAACTTTTGGTGGGACGAAGATGGGATGCAGGAAAAACTAGAGACATGGGTTAAAGACGCGTTTATATATGGAGTTGGTTTCTTAAAAGTAGATTGGTACCAAGAAACAAAGATCCAAACATCCATTGAAGTTGAGATTGATGATGACGGGAATGTAGTAGAGAAGGAATATGAAGAGGAAGTTATTTCGTTTGAACGACCAACTGCAGATCTAATTTCTATATTTGATGTTAAGGTTGATCCAAGAGTTGAGAACTTTAAAGAAGGTGTTGGAGTTTTACAAACATTACCAAACATGAGGTTCGGAGATTTATTAAAGTTAGATCCTGAACAATACGACTTATCAGAAATCAAAGGTTTGAATCCAGAAGAACTACATGACTCAGGGTTTACAAGTACTCAGGAGCAAGAACAAGAGTGGGATAAAGGGATTAATGATGTAAGTGAAAGAATAGATAAAAACAAAATTACCCTACAGGAATACTGGGGGCAGTTTTCTAAAAGTGGTAAAGCTAAAGACGAAAGAGAGTATGTAATTACCGCAGTTGTTGTGGGGGGAATTCCTCGTTACATTATAAGATGTGAAGTAAACGAACTAGGATTTAGACCGTTTGTAAAAATGGACGACAGAAAAATCAGAGGAGAGTTTTATTCAGTAGGAGAGGTTGAACCATTAGAAGGATTGCAGGTTGAGTATAACAACTTAAGGAATGCAAGACTTGATTTCAACAATGCTGTTAATTTCCCTGAATGGATCTACAATATAAATGCTGGAATCAATCCTGCGAATTTAGTACATAGACCAAACAATATTATACCAGTGGACTTACCACTAGGCTCAGATATTAGAGGAGTGATTAGACCAGTAGAAAAACCGATACAACCAATGAGTGGGTATAATGAAGAAGCGCAACTGAACAGAGATTTCCAAACTGTATCACAGACTGTAGACTTTACTGATCGAGGTGGATCAGCAGGATTTACTAATACCGCTCGTGGTATTCTTGCTAGAGATGCGCAGGTTAATACACAGGTTAATAATATAGTTAAACATTTAGAGTCTTCAATAGCAGAGCTTGGGGAGATGTGGCTTGCACTAGCAGAAAACTTTGCAGAAGAATCAGAAGCTATAGTTGTTAGAAGACCAAGAACAGAAGCAGACTTTGAAAAAGATAAAATCTCACTAGAAGATGCTCCACAAAAATTCACAAAAATAGATACAGAAGTCTTAGGAGATGCGCTACATAACTACCAAGTAAAGATAGAAGCAGGTTCAACTACGGCTTACGACTCTAGAGGGAAAGCTCAAGACGCAGTTAACATTGCTAATACTGCAGTTCAATACGCAGCTGTAGGAGTTCCAGTTAATCTAACAAAGATATTCAAAGACATACTAAGAGATTCATTCCAAAAATCTAATCCAGAATCTTACTTGATGGAAACTCCGCAACAAGCAGGATTGGAAAATGCATTAGCAGAACAAATGATAGGTGGTGGAATACCAGAGGCAGGAAACGCTTTAAGGTCGCAAGGTGCGCCTATAACAAACAAGGCTCCATTACAACCGTCACAGCCTAGCAACTACTAACATATATATATGAATATAACTCAATGGAAAGAAAGGATGCGAGTAGCTAAAGAGAGAAAAGTTATTGATAATATACAGGAGAAGTTGGCTTTAGAAATAAATACCAAGGCTAAAAACTTAAGGGCTTTGGCTAGAACTCCTGGGTGGAAACATTTAAACGAGTACTTCGAGCACAAAGAAAAGCTCTTGAGAGATAAGTTAGAATTGTGTAAAAAGGAAGAGCTAGTAGACGTACAGTCTGAGCTTAAAGCAGAGAAAGAGTTAAGACGTTTTATTGAAAACGCAGTTAAGTATGTTGATAATCAGTAGTGGCGTGAAACTTGCCTAAACTCCAAGGTAGGTTTCAATCTATTACTTAATCAAATACACATGTCAGAAGAAGAAAACTTGGAGTCAAACGACCAACCCGTAAAGGAGTCAGACCAACCAGAAGTAAATTCTAACGACGAGGAAGACAACCTCGACGAAGATCAACCTCAAGCAGAGGAATCAGACGAAGAGGAAAGTATCCCGGAAGCCGAGTTAAAGGCGGGATATATGCGTCAGTCAGACTACACTAAGAAGACGCAGGAGCTTGCAGAAATGCGTAAAGAAATCGAAGCTCTTAAAAAACACGCGACAGTTAAGCCAAAAGCAAAGCTTTCCCCTGAATACGAAAAAGCCAGACAAACTATGAGAAGTCTTGGATTTCTTAGTAAGGAAGATATGGCAGAAGAATTCAGACGCATGGGCGCAAAAAAGGAAATGGCTAGCGATGCAAAACGGCTTAGTGTCTCAGAGGATATTATTGGAGCTGCTCGCCACTTACAAGCCAGTAAGGGGATGAAAGGTGAAACAATCAGTATCGATGACGCTGTCAACATTTTAGCTCAAGGAGCACGAACCAAGAAAGTTGTGAAAAGAAAGTCGGTTGGTGCCAAAGGGGGTAGTGCTTCCGCTCCTAAGAAATCAAGTAGTCAGATTGACCTATCAGAGTTCAGAAAGCTAGATCCTAATTCGGATAAGTATTCGAAGGTGATAAAGGATTGGAGAGCCGGAAAACTCAAAATCATTAACAACTAATTATTATGATGAATTATACATTTCCTGGTGTAGGAGACATAAGTGATGCAGCTACAACAATTCACTTATCTTATGTCGCTCCATATGCAGGAAGACTAAGCATTGCAGAATCTACTTTTATGTGGACAGAGGCAACAGGAACACAATCAGGTACTCAAGGAGTTATAGCAATTGAAGTTGCGGGAACAGAATATGCTACAATAACAGCCCCTCAGTCAGCAGCTATTGGTACTGCTCAACACTATACTCTTGTTGAAAGTGGAGACACTGAAGAAGGCAACCCAGTGGTTTACTTTGACGCAGGTGATACTATTGCGCTGGTAACAAAAACCCAAGCTGCAGGAGGAACAATTATTGGGGATGGTACTGCCTACCTAGCAATTACTTTTGCTGCCTAACTATTAATTAATATAAAATAAACTATGCCTAATATAACAAATACTACTGCAGACGTTTTCTTGGCGGAAGTCTTCAGTAAAGAAGTAATCAGAGAAACAAACCCAAAATTAGTTTTAGCTAAACTCGTTAAAAGATTTGACGATGAAGCTAGAATGGGGAATGACTCTATCAGTGTGCCGACAATTACAAACTTTGTTGCAAACGATAAGGTTTCTAATGTACCAGTTTCATTCCAAGCGAATACAGAAACTGATATTATAATCACAATCGACCAACATAAAGAAACATCTTTCTTACTGGAAGATATTACTGAGTTACAATCTAAACAAGATTTAATGGCTCACTACACAGACGCAGCATCTACTGCTATTGCAAGAGCAATTGATTCTTCACTTGCAGCATTAGCTTTAGGTTTCTCAACAGCGACTGGTGTTTACAATACAGCTATTACTACTGACGTAGTTCTAAACTCAATTGAGGCTTTAGACCTTGCTGATTGTCCTGAAGACGACAGATCATTTGTTTTTAGATCAGATGTTAAAAGAGATCTACTAGATCTTGCAGCTTACACATCTAGCGATTTTGTAGGAGGAAAACCAACTGAATCTGGAAATATCGGTAGACTTTATGGTGTAGACACATTCATGTCTAACAACTTAATCTTTACTGGTGGTACTAACAGAAACAATATGTTGTTCCACAAAGATGCGTTAGCATTAGCTATGGCTCAACAACCTAGAGCGCAAGCTGAATATTCTGTTTCTCAACTTGGACACGAACTAGTTGTAGATACAGTTTACGGTGTGCGTGAACTAAGAGATGACTTCGGAGTTTTAGTAAGAACTTAATAGTCTTTTCATATGGTGGGGATGTTCGAGTCCCTACCTATGAGAATATTATTTAATAAAATGTTATGAAAAAATTAGACACATCTACTGCTTGGGTTGAAAACTCAAAAGGAATGGTTTCAGCTGTACCACAATATTTAGCTGACTATTTCGTAGGAACTAGACCTGGTTGGAGGTACGCTTCACCAGAAGAAGTTTCTGATGTCAAGCAATATCCTGCAGATATGGAGCTAACAGAACTGGGAGTAAAAAGAAGAAAAAGAGCAGCTGAAGTTGCAGCTATTAAGGTTGAAAAAAAGGCTGAAGAAAAAGCAAAGATGGACGCAGTAGAAGAAAAAACTGACGGCCTAACATACAAAGAACTACAAGCGTTAGCTAAAGAGAAAGGTGTTCCTAACTACTGGTCAAAGAAAAGCGAAACTTTAAAAGAAGAGCTAGGTATGCTATAATAAGGACAATTAGTTGGCGCGGATGGAAAGCTCGTCAAGTACTACATAATCAAAATTTAACCCAAAAACTATGGCATTACCTTCTTCGAGACAACAAAGAGAGTACGATAAGTTTATTGAACGTGCTGATGGCCAAACAGCCGTAGCAACTGATTCTGAAGCTTATCAATTTTCTCAAACCTTAATTAGCCTTACGAATGCCGGTGCAGGAACCTACGTAGGTTATTTAGATATGGCAGGCGCGAAATACGCAGGAATACAATTTGAAAAGTTGGGAGGCACAGATACTACTACTGTTACGCTAGAAGCTACAATTCAAGATGACGGAACATTGGCTCCAGCAATTGTAACTTGGCAAGATGTAACGGCAGCCCTTACTGGGTCTGCTAGTTTTACTGCGGATGCAATGATGTTTATAGATACCGTTATTGCTTGTAAATATATAAAAATTCAAGTGGTTGTAGCTGGTGGAGCTAACGACGCTGACTTTGACGTATACGCAAAGATCACTACATAAGAGTGTGTTTCATAATATTTAACTTACAATAACATGACAGTAACTTTATCTTCAAAGGTTGGGGTGCTTACATCTCCTTTACAGGGTGGTTTAGATATAAACAATAAACCCGTATATCAAACACAATATCATAATGGTGTTTCTGGTGCGACACCTACAGTAGACTTTACGGCTAACGGAAGTTCACAAAGCATTGAGTTAGATAATAATGCTACTTTTACTTTTACTGCTCCACCAGGAGCTTGTCACTTAACTCTCTTGTTTCAACAAGATCCAGCTGCAGGACATGCAGTTACTTGGCCTGCTACTGTTTTATGGCAAAACGCTACGGAACCAGTATGGACAACTAACGCAGGCGACGTAAATATAGCATTCTTCTATTATGACGGTGCGAGATATAACGGATCAGGATTGGTAGACGTTTCTTAAATAAAATAAAACATGGCGAATAAAATATTTAGTACAGCCGCTTCCGCTACAACCGCCAGTGGTTCTGCGAATAGACATCTGGGGGTTCCAATTGAGATAGAACCAGGATGGATTTTGCAGCTGGTCTGTCCTAGCAGCACTACGTTTGCTACAATAGATTACTCAGTGGATGTTACAACTGGAGCTATAGGTGCACGGACTGCAAATACTGTTACAGGAGTTGCTCCTACGAATAGCGGGATTACACTTACAGATAGTGTGTTGTTTGACTCGACGCATGTATTGTCAGTCTTTCAAGACGTGACTGGTGGAAATATAAATGCGGTAATTTCTGAATGGGATCCAGCAACACATACACTTGTGGGCAATACAGTTACCGATCTTGGGATTGCTGGTGGGGGTGCTGGTGGTGGGTTTTTTGTAAATATGGAAAAGATTGATGCTACGCATTACTTAGTTGTTTATACTACTGGGTCAGCTTTAATGTCTCAGGTTATAGAAGTTAACGCTGGAACTTACGCAGTGACTACGGTTGGTACGCCTTTAACTGTAGCTACCACTCCGGGAGTTGCACAGGGCCATGTGGTACAGATTGACGCTACACATTATTCAATAAGTTATACTTATAGAAATGCTGCGGCGACAGCTAGTGGATTTTTCATGATCGTCGAAGTTAACCTGGGTACTTGGGCTGTAACTACAGCAACTGCAGAAACTGACTTAGGTTTAGGAGCCCCAGCTAATTCTTATATTACGAGTTTTTATATTGATTCGCTTACTTGGACTTTTAAAGTATCGGCCACAAAGGTGGTTGTTTTTTACAACACAATACCCCCCCTGGGGGGTTCAGCTACTGTAACCTGCTACAGGGTTGTAGATATTAATACTAGTACCTGGGTGATTACAGTTGGGGCCTTACAGTTGTTGGGAGGACAAGAATCTATTTATATGAGTGCGTCTTATTTAACACAGCCTGACCTTACTGTAGCAGAAGGATATTTTAGCTGTACCGTAAGGCAATATAAAGGGCAATCAATGTACAAGATAGGTTTTGATGCAGTCAACGGTATCATTACAATACTTTCAAATGCTTTCAATA